GGTCAATGCTTTTTGCAAACAGATTTGCGTAGTGAACAGTCATTTAAGTGGTTTTGATTGTGTGCTTACACTACTGGGACACTTTAAGGGGCTCAGTAAGCATTAGTGAAATCATTTGTTGTACAGAAAACTACCGTATTGATCACAAATAAGAGGATTATCTACCAGTTGATCAATATAGAATCGAATACCTTTAGCAGGTGCTTTAACCGATGCAGGTTTGTAACATGCACCAGTGGCATTCTCCACGAACATGTAAGCAGAACGTCCACGTTGACGTTCACCACCAGAGACCAAATAGGTCATCAGTTTGATATACTTACGACCGAACTCTGCTTCAACTTGGTTATAAGTATTGTGACCAGATTCGATGGAATTAACTTTCCATTCATTGTTCAATCGTTCCATGAGACTATCAACAAGGAACTCAGATTTGGTTTGATTCAGAATAGCAGACATTTGATCTCGTTGTTGTTGATGAAGGTGTTGTTTAATTAAACTCATTAACATGCCATACCAAGACCACCTTGAAGTTGAGGAATCTCGTTGAAACCAGTTACGTTGTAACCGTAACCTTCGACCCGAGAATCTACTTCACGTTGGAAGTCTTTCTTGTTAATCAGAGACTTGGATTGAGTCGAACCCATGAAAGTAAGGATCTTAATCATACGGGACTCGTTGATAGTTCCATCATTGAACTTGACGGGATAAAAATCAACAACCATGTTGCCATCTTTAGAAGTGAGTTGCATTTTTTTCTCTTTGAGGTTTGTCTTACACTACTGGTACACTTTAAGGGGCTCAGTAGCAATTATCGTTTGCAATGAACCCAACTTTAATCATGCCATAAGTGCGCCGCTGGGAATCTCAACAATTTCAGGGTGTTTGCTATCATCAAACTCGTGCATATCGTAGCACACCCACTCACCATTACGGAAGAGGTAAGCATATTCTTCACTCCTATCAGGGTGCAGATAACCAAGAATGTCTACATCAAGGCGAGGAGGACAATCACTGCCATAATACTCTGGTTGATTGTCATTATTCCAGCAGACACTCATATCACCACCATCAATCAACTCTGCTGCTTTAGCACGAGTGTTGTAGTGAGTGTTGAGAATACGACCCAACCACTCAGGATAACCATCCCAGTGGTGATAACAGTTGAGAATAGAACCGTCTTTAAGTTCAAGACCGATGCGAGCACGGGTTGCCATGATTAAATTAATTTAGCGTTGTGAAATGTGTGCTTTGTTGATGATTGTAACCCATTCGGGTGGAGGTGATAATTTGTTGGAAACTTTCACCCACCGCCCTTTAAACTTAACGATTGTGTATTTCATAAATCACCACTCAGAGTGCATTGATCTTGTCTTTTCATTGTTGATTGTCTCTCACACTACTGACACACTTTAAGGGGCTCAGTGAACATCAGGCAACTGCATCGGCATCATCACTTACCAGAGAAAGATCTGGTAGGTTATTTACACGGGACTTCATACGGTTGTGCTTAGAAATTGTCCATCCGTTAGCATAAGCATCGTGCAGAACTCCATCTAGTTGACGACGCTCAGACTCAGTGTGAAAATGTCTTTCTTGGTTCATGACTTTAAATATCAAAAGAACATAAAGATTGTACCAGATTTTATTCAATCTGACAATCGTAGTTTTTACCTACCACAAGGCAACTCTTCATACCATGTTCTAACATAACCAGGTCGCCATCTGTTGCCAGGAACATATTCTTCTCTACGAATGCGTTTGATACAGTATCTGTGGTAAAAGTGGTCTCTGTAATTATCATTCTTTCTTTTTTCACGACGATTATCCTCATGAACAAATGGTTCCCAAAATTGTTGCCAGGTGATGGCATTTGCAGGGATAGGAGAGAGTGCTAAAAGCAAAGCAGTTAGTAAAAGTTTCATGGTTAAAATAGACTCCATTTATTTAACACCAAGTCTTTTCTAAGTTAAAATTAGCTGCACTGAAAACTTCACGATCAACAACTTTGAAAGTTCCAAATTGATTAGTGATTACATAACCCTCATGGCACACAAATTCATTACCAATCATACAAGCAATGTCATCAGTTTCTTCAATGAAAGAGAACAAATCATTTTTCATAGATGCAACCAACTTCCAAAGTCGTAGCAAGTTTATGTCACATTCACATTTTTCTGCAATTTCATCCTCATCAATGGGTTTCCCCTCACGGATGCAAGCATTTATTGCTTTTTTGATTTGTGTTGCCTTGTGAGCACTTACAAAATCACATAGAGTGGACATTTGACGGGCAAATGCTGCAACATCTGCTAAATCTTCACGATGTGGGTTCAATTCAACCTCAGGTTGAATAAACAGGCAGTTTTGAGTGCTGGGAAGATCAAGAACTAAAGGATAAGCATCAACCTCACGCAAATCATTCCCACCACTATAAACAGTGTGTGGAGATACAATTATATCATGAGAAATAAACTCTGGAAAAATATATGTCAAAGTATTGGGGCGATAGGTATCAGAAGCACCAGCACCAATCCAATCACCTTGAATAATAGTTTCGGTGCGAGGAAGATACTTAAAGCAAAGATGCAGAATATCTGCAACCCTACCCTCATAGAACTTATCAATCTCTCTATGAGAATGTGCAATGCGTATCTTTTTCTTATTGAACACAGCTTTGGTGCCAACAAAGAATTTACCATTTGCAGGATTTGTTCCCCACACAATAGATGGACTCCCATCAATTTTAGTGCTAATGATACTATCTGGGTCAGAGAACCAATCAAGAACTCTCAAATCACCCGTCAGAATACTGTCGCAGGGATGTTCTAAGTGTGTGTTTTGCATTTACCTTTTGCTTGTACTAATAGGACACTTTAAGGGGCTCAGTATCATCAATCAATCGGAAGTTTAGCAACACTTTTTCCCCTACTATGCTTTTGAATAAACTTGCGGGCAGATTCTTCTGTTGTACACACTTTAAGTTGCTTTCCATTGTGAATAATCATCAATCGGTTACAGTAAGGAACAGCTGCGTATTCACCTTTACCTATAATGAATCCTTCAATCATTTCATAAACTCCATTAGAGGACTTGTTTGGTTAGAAACTAGAAACTTTTTCTCATACTCCAGCAAATCTTTGGGAGCAGGAATAATGTTGTCATCACATTCTACAGCATCAATCCACCTAGGACCATTCTTCTGATACAATTTGATGCCAAGATGCTGATACTTTAGATTAGTTGGAACGCGAACTTTGTAGTTAATTCCATCATTCTCAGTCAACATACTTAAACGCCTGTTCTCATCTTTGGTGACAGTAATCAGTGAGCAAGATAACCAAAACAAGTTCTCAAATACATTATAGTCCGATAGATACTTGTCAGGGTTATCCATAATCATCCGACCAATGAATTGTGGTGACAAACAATGATCTTTTGTACGCTCTTTAGGATTGTGAAGTGCTTCATAGCTAATCAAACCCATATGATTAGAAGTTCCACAATCAAACACACCAATGTAGTACAATCGTGTGATTGGTCGGAAATAATTAGGGTCACTCCAGTTGTCTACATTAGCACAAAGAGAGTTGTATGTGGTTTGGCAGTATGCTTTCCAGTTCTTTGATTTCATTTTGAGAAAAATCGTGAATTTGATTGCAGTGGATGTGCTCTAGGGTCTGTGACGTAGAATTGCAGAAAAATCAGGTTTTGACCCCTGATGGATACAGGGGTCTCAGTGAGACTCACCTGCGAACCACACTGTCTAGCAGTTCTCCCTTCTCAAATACAGCATCAACAACTCGCTGAAGTGCTCGCTCTGTAGATACACCAACCTTAGAATAAACAGGCACCACACAGAGACCCCAGACCTTTTCTTTGCCACCAAGGCGAAGAACTCTGCCGATTGTTTGCGTCATTTCAATCACATCCATATTGCGAAGAAAGACCACAGCTTCTAGTTCACTGACGTTAATTCCCTCACTGAGGATAGATCGATGGAAGCAAACAAACTTCTTGTTAGGATCACGCCCCCAAGCATTGAGAGTGTCAAAAAATACCTCACGGTTCACCTTCTGACCATCAATAATAGCTCCTGTTTTTGAAGTGATATAAAGGTAAGAATAACCGTGCTGTTGTAGTTGAGTAGCGCAGTCAGTATGTGACATCAGGTTGATAAGTTGCTTCGCAGACTTAACACAGACCAGGATTTTCTTGCAATCAATATCCTCCAAAGTATCCATTAGATTGCTACTATCACACTCAGCAGTCACCTGCTTTGGTGCAAGAACATCAAACTTCTTTGCTACAATCTTAGGAGCAATGATGTATCCTCCATCAACAAGTTCGGGTGCAGAAACTCGACAGATAATGTCACCATAAACATCACGATCGTTCATTCCAGGTTTAGAAGGAGTGAGCGATGTTTTCCTGGTTGCAGTGAAAAAGTAGCAGCGTTGTGCCTCAGCAGCAAAGTGCTCTGTTGCGGGGAAAAAGTTACGCTTTACTGAATTGTGTGCCTCATCAAAATAGATGGTATCTACAGCAACTTCTGCATCAACAAGACGCTGAAGAGAATTGTAGGTGGTTACAATCAGTTTGTGAGTGTATGCGTTAGCATCAACCCAGTTGCGAATCTCACGGGGACGAGTAGAAGACTCGTGATGCGTCTCCCCCGAGTGGATGTGAAATACTGCAGCGTTAGTGATAAACTCCAGGAACTCGCTAGAGAGTTGTTCTGCAAGTAAGATGCGCGGAGCAACAACAACAATGGTCTGTGGAGTTTCAGACTGAAACTCTCGCAGAGCATCCATAATCATATTCAGGGTCTTTCCACCACCCGTAGGATAAATCAGTTGACCTTTGTTATGCTGTTGCATAGCAGCATCACCGCGTTCTTGATGTGGCCGTGGTTTGATTTGCATAGTGTTGGTGCTCATACTATAAGTGCAGTTTAAGTGGCTCAGTAAATCTAATTGATCTCCTTTTGGTATTGCTTCAGTCGCTCAATCGCATCTCTCAGTGTAGCACGACTGTATCCAGTTGCATACTCTGGTCTCTTCTCAGTTTCTTTAGAAGAATAATCGACTCCATCACAAACATGATAACCTTGCTGGAGAGAGTTGATGATGCCTTCCAACGCAAAATCAGGGATTTTAATATAATTCATTGGTTTCAGTGGTTTGGTATCTAAAGACAAGAATAGCACGCTTACAGAGGACTGTAGAGTGTGCTAGTGATGTTTAATCAATCAGCATAAAACTCATCAAACATTTGATCAAAGAGATCTCCCATTTCATCCATTTCCAGTTTGCGATCCATTGCATTTCGCATTTCAAGCAGAGCAATTTGCTTTGCTCTTAGTTTGTCCATTTGAACATTCAAATCGTGCAGTTTGTTGTTAATCTCAACTCGATCCATTCCATCAACAGTCATAACAGTGATGGGAAATCCTTGTGAGATGATAGTTTTTTCAGAGATTGTCATCAGGTGTTCCGTATCTACTACTAGAACACTTTAAGTGGCTCAGTTTCAGCTCTCGTCGCCAGAAGATGTGTATTTGTGCTTCAGTTCACTCTCTTTTGTTTTGCCTGTTGATTTAAGAACAAGATCTCTCAATTTTCTTCTACCTTCTCTCTTAATTCTTCTCTTCTCATCTCTAGTATATTCTCCTCTTGTCATCTTTACCTGCTTCTCTCTTTCAGGTGATGCTTTCTTCGTAGAAAGGAGTTTACTTCCTGCCTTTACTAAATCACTTTCTTTTGGTTTTGTTGTCGATGATGTAGTTTTACCAGATGCCTTTTCTGCTGCTCTTTTTCTTGCTGCAGCTCGTCTCTCTGCTTTTACTTTATCTGCATATGATTTTGCAACTGAAGAAGAACCTCTTTCTTGTGTTGGTTGTTCTTGTCTTTCAGAACTTGTTCTTTGAGTTCCAATATCTTCCCGATCTTTATATCTCTTTGCTGGTACAGTTTTACCACCACCAATTCTCTTTTTTCTTTTAGTTTCTGGATCAGATAGTCTCCTATCTGATCCTACTCTTCCACCTGGACCAGTTTTTCTAATCTGGGAAGAACCCATTACATCAGCATCGTATGCTTCGGCACAAAATTGAGAAAACGTCTTCATCAGAATAAGAGAGATTTCTTATTATTTATCAATCATAATTCATCACAGACAAAAAAGAGAGGAACTGTGGTCAGTTCCTCAACTGGTTCAGTCTTCGGTTTTCTTTTCTTTCCTAGGAGTTGCAACAATTCCCTCATCATAAAAATACTTAACTCGTTCACGTCGTGCTACAACAAGCATATCATATTGCTCTTGTTGTTCTTTAGTGTACTTGAAGTTTTGCTTCCTCCAAGCATCACGAAGTTCAAACATGTGAGGCAGAACATTAACAGTGTCAGTCATTCTTTTTTGGTGATTGTAATAGTAGAACAGTTTAAGTGGCTCAGTTATCTTCTTTGTTGCTATTCATTCGAACATTGTAAGGACTGCTGTAAAAGCGACGGAAAGCAGTAACAATAATGAGAAGCGTCGAAAGAATACCAACAAACCCAAGGAAGGTGGTAGCATCGCCGTTAAAGTTCAGTGTGTCAGGTGTCA